TATGTGCCGCAAGGCCAGACAACGCTACAGGCCATGCGCAGGACGCAGGCACAAGAGCTTATCGACAATATCCGCAGCGGTATCGACTGGCACAACAACATGATACGGCTGGTCGGTCACATGGTCGCCAAAGGCCGCACCGACGCCGAAATAATGGGGCTGGCCGAGCATCTGACGCTGGCAGGCTATACGGTCAACCAGACAGCGCAGGAGATGCACATAGCCATGCTTGGCGCACGGCGCAAGTGGGCCATGGCGGAGCCGGTTGACGACATAGGCACAATCGAAGAGCAAAATGCGCAACAGGAACTGGGGGTTGTCGATGCCTTTGATTTTGAGGAATCCGCCATACCACCGCGCCCGTGGCTTGTTCCCGGCGCGCTGCTATCGGGCTATACGCACATATTGGCGGCACCCGGCGGTAGCGGCAAAAGCCTTTTCACGCTGCAATTCGCAATAGTTCTCGCCACAGGCCAGCAATGGGGAAAGTTTATCCCACGGCGAAAAGCCCGGTCGCTTATTATCAATGTCGAAGATGACTTTGACGAGCAACGCAGGCGGCTGGCAGCAGCGGCAAGAGTAATGAATGTCGATCCTCACGACTTGCGCGGCATGATCTATCTTGTAGATGCCAGTCACGGCGTCATGGTAGCAGGAAAAGACCCGCACAAGGGCGCATTGGTCATGATGCCAGTCGCCAATAAATTACGCACATTCGTGCAGGAAAACAAAATTGACGTGCTTTGGGCCGATCCGTTCACCGAAACATTCGACGGTGACGAAAACGACAACAGTCAAGTCAAATGGGCCATGCAGATATGGCGCGATGAAATTGCACGTCCAACAAAGGCGGCTGTTTATCTGGTGCACCATACAACGAAATATGCGTCAAATGGCGCTGGTGACGTCAATGTGATTCGCGGTGCGTCGGCCATCGTTAATTCCGCGCGGATTGCAGCGACGCTTATGCCTATGACAAGCGAAGAGGCAGCAAAAATAGGTGTCGATGACGACGAGCGGCACTGGTTTATCCGTTATGATGATGCCAAGGCCAACCAAAGCCTCAAATCCGGCGCGGCGCAATGGTTCAAGAAACAAAGTATCACGCTGGATAATGGCCGTGGCTTCGATCCGCCAGATGAGGTTGGTGCGCTTGTGCCATGGTCACCGCCCGATCCCTTTGACGGGATAATGGCGGCGGAAATAAATACATTCCTGCAAAAGATTGATGACGGGATAATCGACAAGGACGGCGTTGTCACCGGCGTTCGCTATACATCCTCAACAAAAGGCGGAACAAAGGAAACTGGCCGTTGGGCTGGCTGTCTTGCGGTCGAGCATTTTGACGTGTCGGAAGCCACGGCGCGCAAACTGATAGCCACATGGCTCCGAAACGGGTCGCTGGTTGAAAAGGATTATCAATGCCCCGAACGGCGCAGGGCGCGCTCCGGCCTGTTTGCGCCGCTTGACAAGCGCGTCGGATAAAAAAAGGCCGGAAGCGACTAGGGAACGCTTCCGGCCAAAGTAGGCAAGGTCGAACTGCCAGCTTCCGCTCTAAAAAACCGATGACAAGGCTTGATTATCCATTCAAACAAACATATCAGTTTTGACAGGAGTTATACATAGGATTTGTCAAAATGCCAGATATGTTTGAAAAATCAGAAAAAACTATCGCTAATCCGCTCCGAAAAACCGTATGAAATCGCTCCGCGCATCAGGCGGCCTTTCTCATGACAGTTGTTTCTTCCTGCTTCACAGAGGCACGTTTCACACGGGGCTTGCGCACCGTGCCAGAGCGTATCTCTCCACAGGCTGACACCGCAGAGCTTGCGGCATGTCGGGCGAGGTTCATGGCCGCGTTCACATCGCGGTCGGCCTCAAATCCACAATCATCGCAGCGGAACAACCTTTCCGCCAAGGCCAGCGTCGGCTTAACGACGCCGCAGCAAGAACAGGTCTTGCTCGAAGGATACCAGCGATCCGCGACAACAAGCCGCGAACCATACCAATTCGTCTTGTATTCCAACTGACGGCGAAACTCATGAAAGCCGCCGTCCATGATTGAACGTGCCAGCTTGCCGTTGGCGGCCATACCGCGCACGTTCAAATCCTCGATGCAGACGGTGCCATATGTCCTGGCCAGTCGTGTTGTCAGCTTGTGCGTTGCATCCTTGCGGATATTGGCGATGCGGGCATGGATCTTTTGCAAGCGCAACTTTGCCTTGCGCCAGTTGGCGCTTCCCTTGCGTCGCCTTGCCAATGTCTTGTTCGCACGGCGCAACCGTTTCAGCGCCGCCTTGTGCGCCTTCGGCCCTTCAATAGTCTCACCGTTTGAAAGCGTAGCAAGCGCCTTGATGCCCAGATCCACGCCGATGCTTTCACCATTGTTGGCGACCGGCTGGATGTCGTCGGTCTCGATCATGATGGAAACGAACCAGCGCCCGGCTTTACAGGACACCGTGGCGCGCTTCATCGGGCCGCTAAAGCGGACGGCCTCGCGCATCCTGATCCAGCCAACAACGGGCAACTTGATGCGCTTGCCATCGGCGCGGAATGTGCCAGCCTCGTTGGCTGCGCAGAAGCTGGCCTTGTCGTCCTTGCGCTTGAAGCGCGGGTATTTGCTCCGCTTGGCGAAGAAGCTGCCGAAGGCCGCGCCAAGGTCAATGATGGCCTCTTGGACCACGACCTTGGACACATCATACATCCAAGGAAACTGTTCACGCTTGATGGCGTTCAGGGCGCGGCGCAGCGAGACATCGGACGGCTTGCCGCCCTCCTTGTGTTGCCGCTGCCATTCGGCCAGCGCCCAGTTATAGGCAAAGCGGGCCGTGCCAGCAGCGCGGGCCAGGTAGAGCCGCTGGGCCGCGTTTGGCGCGAGCGCGATCTTATGGGCGACTAGCATTGTTGTCTCCCGCCGTTATCTTCTTAATCGCGCTGTCTTGCAGAACGCTCATTGCTTCCATCAATGAAGAAACGAGCGGGTCATCATGCTCGCCAGCCGCCTTTTCGACCTTCGCGCCGTCCATTATAGCTTCAATCATTCGCTTGTTCTTGTTCGACCGCGAGCCGTAAAGGCGAGCGCTGAAAACAGTGATTATTTCAATCACGTCTCGCGCCAATTCTTCCTCAAAGGTCGGTTGTTCGCCCTTGTTGATGATGACGATTTCAATGCTCTGCAATTCGCAAAGCGCAAATATCAGTTCTGAACCAAACCGAAGCAGTCTGTCCTTGTGTGTCAGCACAAGGCGCTTGACCTTCTTGCGGAGTATCATTTCCAGAAGGCGGTTCAGGCCCTTTTTGCGATAATTTAGGCCGCTTCCCAAGTCGCTGATGATTTCGAAGCGCCAACCTTTCGCAGCGCAAAATGCCTCCAGCAATTCGCTTTGCCTGACGAGGTCGGCCTTCTGGTCGTGACTGGAGACGCGTGCATAACCGATTGTCGGCGCGTCCTCGTTCCCAAGGCCAAGCAATTTCGCAAGGTCATAATAGCGCGTGCCGCCGGCGCTTTTGCGGTCAGGTATCAGTTCGCCAGACGCTTCCCACGCGTGGAGCGTTTGCACACTCACGCCAAGAGCTTCTGCCGCTTTCCCTATCTTAACCAAAGTCATAATATGAGATATTACGCGATACTATGGGAAAAGTCAAGCCAGTTTTTAACCCGTGGAAGATAGACTTTGTGTTGTTCCATCCCCATTTTTTGCCTCATGGCCTTTGCATTGAATGCAAAACACAATCAACCGCAGGCAGTGTTGATGAAAAATATATTTTTGTCGAAAAATCATTGCTCAACGTGGCGCAAATAAACGGATGTTCCACGCTTTTCTATCTCGAAGGTGGTGCGGCACGGCTTTGTGTTCTCGACTATCTCTATGCCGCAGCGACCGCAGACAATATGTTCCAGTTTGCAACAAGTGCGAATGAGTTTCGTGATGTCTTGCGCGGTAAAAGCATCCAGAAAAGACGTCTCCCTAGCGCTGCGCAGCAAATCAACTTGTTTGGATAAAACCGGACAGACCACCGCTTCAAGACCGACAAATCACGCTTCGAGCCGGTGGCTGGCTTTTTGCTTTTCCGCAATCTGGTTAAAAATCGGCGCTTGTTGCCGGTGAAAAACGATCAACAATCCAGCCGATAATCTGTCTTACAACCGATGAAAAAATACTCTTGCGCGTAATCTGCCAAATCACAAAATCCATTTGGCGCAACTTTTGTGCTAAGTCATTGTTTTTCTTTGCGCAATATCGAAATCGCTATTTGGCGCATTTGGCGCAAAAACATGTAAGGATTCGTCAAAATTGATGTGCGCCAAATAAACCTGCCCCTAGATATATATAATTCTGCGCAACGCGGGGGAAGATGGCACGCTTTTGGAGCGGGCCACTTCCCCCGCGTTGCGCAGATTTATATATATCATGGGACAGGGTGGCAGCCCGATTCAATGCGACATTCGGCACATTTCGATTAACCAAAATGATATGTCGTTTTTAACCAAATCGGAAAAGGCAGTTTCCGCTTGTTTTTGTCGGTTTTCAGATGCAGAAACAAGCAAGGCCGAACGGTGCGCAAACACCATCCGGCCTCTAGCTATTCACAATGCCCACGCAGTCAGACTGTTTGAAGAACATATCCTGCCGCACATGATCGAACAACATGGCAAAACATTGCGCGGCAAAAATCTTGGTTGCTGGTGCAAAATAGGCTCGCCATGTCACGCAGATTCCCTTTTGAAAGCACTAAACCCATGACCCCTCAAGCCCCGCCACCGCTTCTGCACGAAGTTGCCGAAAAGTGCACAATCATAATCAAAGCTGTCGATCAAAAAGCCCGCGAAATCGAACGCAAATGGGGCATCGGCAGATTGCAGAATCTTGTGCCAGCCGAATGGTCAGAACGCTTCTTATCCCAACAACGCAAATTCAGCCTTGCCGCCTTCGAGATGAATCTTGATGATCTGCGCATCCACGCAGCAGGCATGGAACGTGCTTTCGACAAGCTGGAAGAAATAGCCATAAGTCACGGCCATATTCCCAATCATAGCCAGCAATGGGAATTTCAACTGTCCAACGGCTCTCTCGTCATCCTTGTGCGAGACAGGGCCGAAATGGCCCAAGTCGATACACAAGGCAGACAGGCGCAAATCTGGGCAATCGATGAAATAATCGAAATTATAGACAAATTCCCGACATTATCCGCAGCCAAGGATAGCTTTCCCGGCGCTGAAGTCCAAAGCATCAGGCCAAGCCCCGACGCTATCAAAACTGCAAAACAAATTCTCGAAGACGAAATCCCGTTTTGATTTGCCATGCAATCATTCTATTCTAGCCAAGCGTGGCGCAATCTAAGGGCTAAGGTCAAAGCCAAGTGGCGCGCGACCGGCAAGCCTTGCGCTTATTGCGGCCTGCCTATCGACTGGCGCAATCAAAAGACAATCGCGGATCATGTGAAGCCAGTAAGAGCAGCGCCGCATTTGAAACTGGATGAATCTAATATCGTGGTAATGCACCATAGCTGCCATACGCGAAAAACTATCTGCAATGATTATGCACAGGGCGTTGTTATCAACATTGATGGATATGCCGATGATGACTGGCGCTGATCGTCGACGCTGATCGTCGACGCTGATCGTCGACGCTGTTCGTGGGGTGCTTGCCCCGGCCCCCGCTTCGCCCCCGCTCCGCCCCAAGGGGGGGGCAGGTAATAACGCAGCCAGATCAGGTGCGCAGCGCCAGAACCCACAAATTTCAACGAACTCTGAAAAAATAGGGCCGATTCGGACCTAATTACGGGTATTATGATACCTTTTTGACCGAAATTTGCATTTCGTTGCGTTTTGCGTATATTCGGCTGGAAAGGGGTTTATTCATGCCAAGACGCGCACAAAGGGCCGGAAATAACAGTGTTACGCATATCGCGGCGGTTTTTCAGAGTTCTGGCCGCATTCCGGCCATTCCAGCCGGGTTCCCGCAGGATGATCCGCTATTTAACGAGCTTTGGATAGGGTTTACACGCGCTCGGACTTATGACGATTGGCTTGTCAGTGATCTTCTCATTCTTGCGCATGTCGTTGCGAATGAAATTGAAATCAGAAAATTGACCAAAGAGCGCAATGAGCGTGGCTATATTATATTAAACCAGCGCGGCACCGAAGTTGAGAATCCGCTGACGCGAACGATTGACGTTTTGACGCGGCAGCAAATGGCGCGGATAAGGTCGTTATCGCTTACTGCCGGAGGAAATGCGGTTGCGCAGACAAGGGCTGCGGCAAAAGCCGATGTTTCGGCTCAAACGATCAAAGATGAGGCGGGCGATTTGCTGGCGAATTGATCGTGCTGCTCGAAAAACTGCCGGAAAATGTCTTGGCCGCAATCAAGTCCGGGCCGATACCCGAATTGCGCGACTGGCGAACGATACCTATAAAGGATTTGACGAGGGCAGAGCGCAACATGCGTTTTGCCGAAACATATCTAAAAGTGCCGGAAGGCGATCTTGTCGGCCAGCCTATTCGCCTCTTGCCTTTTCAGGAGGCATTTTTTTACGCTGTTTTCGATAATCCATATGGCACAAGGCGGGCTATTTTGAGCATGGCGCGCAAAGGCAGTAAGACTGTCACATGCGCCATGATATTACTGGCATATATTTGCGGCCCTGAAGCAATTAATAATTCGATGTGCTGCTCGGGAGCGTTAAGCCGGGACCAGGCCGCGCTTGTTTTTCAGCATATGAGCAAGTTTATTAACTTGTCGCCTGAATTATCCAAGCTGACGCGAATTATCCCATCGAAGAAAATGATTATCGGCCTTGCCCGCAATGTGGAATATCAGGCTTTGGCACGCGATGGTGGCAGGGCGATGGGGCGCTCCGACATTGTGATATTGGGCGATGAATGGGGACAGATAAAAGGCGCGAGCGATCCTTTTGTCGAGGCGTTGACAAGCAGCCAGGGCGCTTATGGTGACAAGGCACTGCAAATTATCATTTCAACGCAGGCTCCAAGCGATGCTGATATGCTGTCGCAATGGATTGATGACGCGGAGCGATCTGACGACAACAAGATTGTTTGTCATGTATATCGTGCCGACGAAGGGTGCGATCTTTTGGATCGGGAGCAATGGAAAAAGGCTAATCCTGCACTTGGTATATTTCGCAGTGAAAAGGATTTGGAGGAGCAACTGGCACAGGCGGCAAGATTGCCGTCAATGGAAGCCAGTGTCCGCAATCTTTTATTAAATCAGCGTATCAGTCTGGAAAAGCTATGGCTTGCGCCGGGACCGTGGAAGCAATGCAATGGCTTGCCCGATGATGACGTATTCAGGCGATGCACCGTTTCAATGGGGCTTGATTTGTCGGCGCGGGTTGACTTGACAGCGGCTGTATTGGCGGCGCAGGATGAGAGCGGGGTTGTCCATTTGAAGCCCTATGTCTTTACGCCGCTCGAAGGCTTGCGGGATAGGGCGCAGCGTGATCGTGCACCTTATGAAGAATGGGTAAGGGCGGGTTTTCTTATAGGTGTTCCCGGCGCGTCGGTTGATTATGACTATGTAGCGCAATGGTTACGCAACGAACTTGACGATCAGCAGATACAGCCCGCTTCGGTATGCTTTGACCGTTGGCGCATTAATATATTCCAGAAGGCTTGTGCAGATGTTGGGGCATTTCCGTTTGCGGAGTGGGTGGCAATTGGACAGGGCTTCAGGGATATAAGCCCGCGCATGGAATCTTTCGAGGCAAAACTTCTGGCGGGCGCAATACGTCATGGCAGCCATCCGCTTTTGAATATGGCGGCTTCCAATGCGATTGCGGTTGGCGATCCAGCCGGTAATCGCAAAGTCGATAAATCCAAGTCAACGCAGCGCATTGACCCGATTGTGGCGGCAATTATGGCATTGCATCAGGTTTCGGAAGGTTCAAGTGAGGTTGAATTTGATGTTGCGGCTTGGATTGGTTGATAGCCTTTACGCAAGAATACACCATTGACATCCCGCGCACAAAAAATTATGTCCGGTGCAAATCAAACATTGAAAGGGTTGTTGTGGAAAACAAACGTGAACGGATCGTCAATTTTCGTATGACGAACAAGGAATATGAGGTCTTGCGCGCCTTGTCGGAAAAGGAAATGCGCACGGTCTCGCAGACTGTCCGCTATTTCGTCATCAAGGCGATTGAGCAATCGTAAATCCTGTGGTAATTTTTGACCGAAAGGAGCACCCATGAAAAAAGCACTTCTCTTTGCGGCAACGGCGGTTGTCTTGCTGCATTTTTCACCGGCGCAAGCGCAGACGCAAACGCTAGACAATAGCGCGCAAGCCAATTCCAACGCCAATTCGGGTTCGTATTCTGCTTCCGGTGCAAGCTCTGACCAGTCGCAAGGTCAATCACAGGGGCAGAATCAGGGTCAATCGCAGGGACAAAATCAAGCGCAAAACCTGCAATCGTCGCAAGCCCTTCAATCGTCGCAAGGCAATGCTCAGAACATCACATTCAATAGCAAGTCGCCGGACAAGCTTGAAGTGATGGCTAACCAGAACGTTCCACTCGCGGCATCGGTCAGTTTCTCCAGCGATTATTGCTCCGGCACGGCTTCCGGCGGCGTTTCAACGTCACTCGGCTTTAGCCTTGGCGGCGCTAAGCCGGTTGAGGACAATAATTGCCAAGCCCTTCGTCGCGCAGAAAAATACAGCATCATCTCGGTCACGGCCAAAAATATGGGTTACCATGACTGGGCCGGTAAGTTGATGAGTATGTCGATCTTTGAACTCTGCCGTGCAACGCGCTCGGATACGCCCAAGGGCAGCGGTGATCCTTGCGTCACTGTCGGCTTGCTTGGCATGAGTGAAACGCCTCCTGCTGAAGCAGCCGCTTCCGTAAAGGCAACGCCCGCACAGGATGCAGGCGACAACCCTGTTCAGACCACTCCGGTCTTGAGCGCCGCTGCCGTTGCTTTCCGACCCTAGCAACGGTGGCACCCCTTTAACTTAGTGCACTTTTTGAAAGGTTAGTAACATGAAAAAGCTTGTTTTTGTTCTCGCGGCTCTTGCCGTTTCTTCGCCCGCTCTCGCTGCTGAAGCTGGCGTTTCGCAGGGCGGTTCGACCGCTGTTGCTACTTCGAGCACTGGCAGCCAGTCCGCTGGCGGTTCGGTTGCTACCCTCGCTGGCTTGACCGCACAGGGCAGCAGCGCACAGGGTGGCAACACTTCGTTTGCGCTCACCGGCATCAGCGGCAACGATACCGCAGTTCAGTCTGGCACGCAGGGCTTTACCGCGCAGCAGGGCTTTGGCGCTGCTCTCGGCTTTGCTACCTCGGTCAACCAGAACATTGCCGTTCAGACCGGTAATGCGGGCGCGCAGGTCAATCTGGTGAGCATTCAGGGTTTCATCCAGCCCTAAGCATTGGACAGCCTCAGGCTGAATGAACGACGGCGCGCAGTTTGGATGGCTCCTTCTGCGCGCCGTTTTTTGTGATTGGAAAAAATTTGATAGGCAAAGTTTTTGGCAGGCTTACCGTTTTGCAAGAAATGGAGCCACGCAAATATAAATCCGGCGCAAAAGCCCGAATGTATCTGGTGTCTTGCGAATGCGGTAACCGAAAAGTTGTGCAATATAGCTCGTTGGTATCAGGCTTGACCCGATCATGCGGCTGTTTGCACAAAGAGCAAGCCGTTTGCAATCTTGAAAAAACGAGAGGCGTTCCCGCTTCTAACCGGCTTGATCTGACCGGCAAGCAGTTTGGCAAACTGACAATTACCGGCATTGCATATATTGAGAAACAATCAACATATTGGAATGCATTATGCGATTGCGGCAATACAAAAATTGCCAAAGGTGCGTTATTGAAGATGGGCAGCATAAAATCTTGTGGTTGTCGCAAATTAGAGGCTAGTTTTGAAAACGGAAAAGCAAATGCGGGCAAGAAAAATGTTGTCAAACGGCGAAAAGCCAGAACAGCACACATTGGCAAAATTTATGGCAAACTAAAAATAAACAAGATCCATTGGGTTGCTCCGAATACGCCTGCTCTTGCTTATTGCACATGCGAATGTGGAACTGAAACAAGCTCGAACCTGAATGATATTCTGCAAGGCAAGACGCAATCTTGCGGCTGTGGCGTTCACTGGTCAAAGCCATGCGAAGAACTTTTCCAGATTGCCCTGCGATATTGCCCGGACGCAATAAAAGAGTATAGTTTCGGCAGCCGCTATCGTTATGACATTGCTATTCCATCAAAAAAAATTGTTATCGAATTTAATGGGGCGATTTGGCATTCGATGAAATATAGAAGCGATACTGGCTTTCATCGGGACAAGCGGCTTTATGCCGAAAGTCATGGATACCGCATGATAAGCATTTGGAGCGATCAATGGGAAGCGCAGCGCGAACGCATGGTTTTATTGATTGAGCGAGCGTGTGTTGGAGGCCAGACAAAATTATATGCCCGCAAGTTGAGCGCAGGATTGGTTGATTTTTTCAAAGCGAACGCTTTCCACAAGCGTCATCATATCCAAGTTGGCCGCGTATCCGCCTCTCAAAACATTGCTCTTTTTGAAGGCGGCGAGATTGTTGCTGTCGCCAGTTTTAAAGGCAACGAACTGCTGCGATATTCGGTGAAAGACGGTGTTGGAATAGTCGGCGGCCTTGCAAAATGTATAGCCGCTTCCGGCTTGGATGTCGTTGTGACATATTGCGACCGCGATCATTTCACCGGCGGGCTGTATGCGGCTTGCGGCTTTCGGCATGTCGGCACAACTTTGCAGCTTTCCTATCTTTTCAAAGGAGAAAGATGCAGGCGCGAAAAATTTATGAAGCATAAATTGTCCGCCCTTGGCATTGAAGTATTGCCGGATGATACGGAAAAAACGGCGCTAGAGCGCGCTGGCATTTATGGGTGCTTCAATAGTGGAATTGATAAGTGGATTTGGCGCAAATCGGAACGCTAGACAGCGAGCAAAGTTTAATATAAAGCCTTCAGGCATTCGCATGGCTTGGGGACGCGCAATGCAGCACAAAACAATTTCTGCCGCAATCACTAAGGGTAAGGACAATAACGGCACGTTTGTTCTGACCTCCACGGCTCTTGACCGTGACGGCGATGTCATTACCGAAAGCGCGAGATAAATTAATATGAATTATGAGCGCATATATAATGAATTCATCGAAAATAGGCGTTTGATTGAGCCTGCAATTTTTTCTGGTGCCAAATTAAATTTGAGGAGCAGATTGAGAAAACAAATAAAAAAAGACGGGGCATTTTTGTTTGGTAATTATGAGACTCATCATATTTTACCAAAGTCTCTTGGCGGGGATGACGAGATTTGTAACCTTATTACACTTACTATTTCAGATCATATATTCGCGCACATGCTGCTTGCAAAAATTTATGGCGGCTCTCAATGGTTTTCCATTGAGCGTATTCTTTGCAATTATCCTGGTAAATATGTTACAGATAAACGCGTTCGCAGATTTTGTGAGAAAGCAAAAATAAAAGCAAATTTGACAAAAAGTAAGATGATGTCAGAAATGAAAAAGGACCATGAATATATAGCCAAGATACAGGAAGGTGTATCTAAAGCTAGGGAAGATAAAAAAATATATCACTTCTGGCACTCTTTACACGGCGATGTGCATTGCACTCGCAATGAATTGGAAGCGCTTTACGGAGTAAACAAATTAACATCTTGGGCGATTTGCACTGGCAGGACTCTAATGACTAGGAGCGGCTGGTGTGTTGTTGAATTCAATCCTGAGCGTAAGCCTCTTGATACAAGGGCTGTTCAACTGCGTGAATCAAATCCTATGAAAAGGGAAGAAATTTACGAAAAAGTTATGGCTACGCGAAAAACGTTAGATTCAAACGACCCAGGAAGGTATAAAAGATATTCGCTAAATAGAATTTACGCTAAAGGGGAAAAACATCACATGCATGGCAAGGCCCCTTTACTTGGCAAAAAGCGCATAACTGACGTTCACGGGAAGACCAGATATGTCTGAAGCGAAGCAAATTGTTGTCGGTGTTACTAAAGCTGCTGATAGCAGTTATGATGGCACGTTCATCATCTCTAGCACGTCAAGAGACCGTGATGGCGATAATATCAGCCTCAATGCGCTGAAAAACGCCGCCGGGAATCTTAAAGATGATCTGATATGCCTGTGGCAGCACAAAAGTGACGCGGTTTGCGGCGCTTGGAAAAATGTGCGTTTGAATGGGAACACGCTGATTGCTGATCTAAAAATCGCCACCGGAACAAATCTTGGCAAGATGGTAAAGGCACTTTTGGACGCTGACGTTCCTCTGAGGGCTAGTATAGGTTTCATGGGCGTTGGAAAATATGACGAGAAAAACAAGGGCATTACGTGGGATGAAATAGAACTTATGGAAACGTCTCTCGTTTCAGTCCCCAGCAATCCAGAGGCGCGGCGCATCGCAAAAAGTTTCGGCATCGAGATGGAAGCGATAGCCGAAAAGAATGAAGCTGATATTGTTCGCCGCGCAAAACTGGCTTTGGGCGACCGATCAACGGTTGCAATCCATCGTGCAAAAGAGGCGCTGAAATGAAGCGCCACGATACATATTATCTACCAAGAAATGGAGAAATTCGGCATCAACGGTGGTCAATTCCGTTGGTAATGAGGGAGCATATGACAGTTTACCCCTCGCCGGAAACCGCAATTCTGCGGATGTCGCAAGCAACTCTTTTATGAGGAATTAATGTCATGAGTATTCCAGTTTCAGAACGGGTGCAAGCGGCCACGGAAGCCGATGTTGCAGCCAAAGATTCTCTTGTTGAAGTATTGAAGCAACTTGAAGAAACTCCCGATGATGAATCGTTGGTTGTTCAAGTCGAAGAACTGACCACTAAGGCCGAAAAAGCTTCTGCTCATTTGGAAAGCATGAAGCGGGCAGAAGCCGCCTTGGCCGCTCGCGCCAAGCCGGTTGCGGAAGTCACCGGCACTCCGGCAATCATTCCGAACATGGGCATCCACAAGTCGGTTAAAACGCCCGGTGAACTGCTTTGGAAACATGCTACCGCAGCGTTTATCGGTCATGTCGAACGCAAGCATCCCGCGCAAGTCATTGAGGAGCGTTATGCTGACGATCTGCGCGTTAAGGAAACTTTCGACTATGTGCAGAAAACGGCTGTTGCGCCCGCGATGACGACTAATGCTCCATGGGCAGGCGCATTGGTTCGTGAGGACACTCGCGGCTTTATCGAAAGTCTTGAAGCGGTATCGGTTGCGGCACAGCTTACGCGCTACGCAAACAACCTGACCTTCGATGGTTATGGTTCGATCAAAATGCCGATGGAAAATGACCTACCGGCAACTCCGACCGAACCTGCATGGGTTGGTGAAGGCGGTGTGATTCCGCTGACTAGCTTTAGCTATGCCAGCAAAACTATCCACCCCTACAAACTCGCAGCGGTAACTACAATGACCCGCGAGATTGTTGACCGTTCCACTCCTGCAATCGAAGCATTGGTTGAGCGCGGCTTGCGCAAGGCTTATGCACGGGTGCTTGATAACGCGCTTATCAATCCGGCGATTGCGGCGATTGCCGATGTTCGTCCTGCTTCGCTGACTAACGGCGTTACCGCGACCGCACCGGCAGCTAGCACGGCTGACGAGAATGTGCGTGTTGACATTAAGAACCTGCTCACGGCGCTTACGTCGCACAATCTGGGTGCACGGCCTGTTCTGATTGCGAACAACCAGAACGTGCTTGGCGCAAGCATGATGCATAATGCGATGGGCGAGGCGCTATATCGCGCTGAACTCAACAGCGGCTCTCTGTTCAGCATTCCGATTATTTCATCGGCTCATGTTCCGCTGAATCGCCTGATCATGGTTGACGCTGATTACATCGTCACTGCGTTCGGTAACATTATGTTTGACGTAAGCGATGTCGCTACTGTGACGGAGGCCAATGCCGATACGACTGCACCGACCCAAGCCAATTATGGCGCGGCTGGTGCAGTGGGCGCGGAAGGCGGTCGCGTTGCCGTTGACGGCGGTATCCGCGTTTCGGGAACAACTGGCACTGGCTCGGCTGGTTACACGGCTCGCTCACTGTGGCAAACATATAGCGTTGGCATCCGCATGGTCGCGCAGACGAGCTTTGCTCGCTTGAACGACAACGCCGTGCAGATGATTGCTACGGTTGACTGGGATTAATGAATAAGCGGCGGATTCCGCAAACCCCGTAGTCCGCCGTTTACCCCGACTGCCTTTTGCGCCTACCACTGGGCAGTCGGGGCTTTTTGAGGAGACAGTTATGCCTTGGCTTGTGGAACCCGGTATTCTCGGCAAACGCCTAGTTTATCGGACATTGAATTTCGTTACTACTCATGCGGCGAAAATGCGCCGCCTTGGCGGCGGCTTTTATTCGACCGATCAGGATATTCCAGCTACGCCAAAAGGCGATGTTGTCCCGCCTCCTCCCGGCCCGACTCCGCCTCCAGCGCCACCGCCACCGCCTTGCCCGCCAGAAGATGATCCTGTTGAAGTGAAGACCGAACCGTGCACGTATGAAACTGCGGTCATCGAACCAAAGAAGCGGGGTCGTCCCAAAAAAGAGGGCTAAGGTGTGGCAAATTTAATGCCATTAAGTTTCAGGCATGGCAGGTGCGCAAGACAGGTGCTTGACCGGCGTAAGGTCAAGCGCCATTTGCGTTTACCTGAAAAGATTGTCGCAGAATTGGATTTTCTCGCACAGAGCATCGATCTCGAAAAGACATCGGCGTTTGTATTTTTTGCTGGCGCGGATTTGTGGACCATACAGACTTTGGACGTCTGTATCAGCGCTACGCATGATACCGCTGGAACGGAAGCGAACTTTTTTTGCGGCGTAGGGGTAACATATTCGCTTTTTCACGAAGATCATAGACTTGGCCCTAAAATCATAGTGCCTTGGGATTACCTGACGCTAGATTCGGAATCAGGGGAGCATATAGTCTATAGCTGTTTGCTTGAATCTGTAAAAACACAACAAATGTATTACAGCGGTTACGTAAGAGAAAATGTTACTCGTAGCCATGTTCTTCAAAACACTACCGGCCCAAGAGATTTTTCTGACACGTTTCATCCAAGAGAGCCGACTTATATTGGTAAGACATCGCAAGGGCTTGCGCATAGGGCGTTGCAGCATATCCAAAGCGCGGCTTCCGGGTCAAATACGAGATTTCACTTGGCGATGCGCGGCAACGACAAGTTTTTGCCTATGCTTCCTACATTTACTCCTGTGAACTCATATCCTGATTCTGACGCTGCGTACGAAGCAGAAGATGAACTGATAAAATTTTACGCTGTCGATAATCATGAATCTATTTTCACGTTGAACACGGTTAAATCAGGCGACGCATTGAAAGAACTTCTGGAGCGCCATCCCCATCTGTTCGGCAAAGTCAGCCGCGAACATGCAGAAGAAATACTGACTAGCAGAAAGTCGGCTACGAGCCTGCTTTGGAACGATCCAGATTTCGCGGAGCGAGTAATTTGCAATAATCCACGCAATCTGGACGCGAACACTGTTCGCAATATCAGATTCATGGCATCCTTAGGCGCGACAAGGAGAGAAATACAGAGAGCTACAGGGGTAAGCGATATGCGGATCAAAATGCTTGTCGGCAAAAAGACCTACGGGAGAATCATGTGACGGTTGACAAGCAGAACTTCAATCTTTCTTCATGGCTTCGCAACAACGAAGAAAAGATCCTTGCCCCGTTGTTCGATGGTTCGGTTGACCATTCGACAAAAGGATTTCTCGGTTCCGGGATTGAAGGCTCTTGGCGCGGCCCGTTCTATGGCCAAGGTGAACTTGGTCATAGTTTCATGCTTGGGCCGCTGGAGGACGGCTGGCAGCGCAATTTGCATATTTCGCAAAATGCAGCGCGCAACTTGCCAGTCATTGCGGCAGGCCGGTCTGGTTTCAGAAACGCATGGGCTTTGCTCATTCCCCAAGTTTTGAAAGTTTCTGGCGATACGATAACCAAAGACACAAGCAGCATAGCTTTCAAGACTTTGCTCAACCCGAACCCGTATGAAACCGGCGCGGATTTCAATGCGCGTTTTATAGATCAGGTTCTGTGTCACGGTGAAGTGCTAGTCTATGGGGTAAAGAATAACCGCTACGAAACGAACGCGCTTTATATCATACCGCGCCCTGCATGGACGCCTGTTATCGACAATGAAACGGGTGCGCTGTTTTACGACATCAATCTGTCGATGGACGATCTGCGCGAAGGCATGGAAACAATCCGCGTTTCGCATAATGACGTCATTCATTTCAGATGGTCTTGCCCAAGGCATCCGCTGATAGGCGAAGGGCCGTTGGCAGCGGCGGCGATTTCGGCGGGTATCAATGTTGCTTTATCGGCTTCGCAGCTTGCATTTTTCAGCCAGTCGCGCAGGCCGTCCGGGATTATCTCCACCGATCAATCGTTGAATGTCGAGCAAATGAAACGCTTGCGCGAGGCATTTGACAATCAGGCGGCGGATTTGGCGCGTGGCGGGATTCCGATCCTAGCCAACGGGATGAAATTCCAGCCGATGTCGCTGACATCGCAGGACGCGCAAGTGCTGGAGGCGATGAATTTCAGTGTTGAGGATTTGGCCCGTTGTATGTGCATCCCGCCCCAACTTGTCGGCCATTTGAAAAATGCGAATATCGCCAATACCGAGCATTTGATTAGTCACTGGCTGTCAATCGGCCTTGGCGGATTGATCGAGCGATACGAACGCCAGCTTGAACGTATCTTCAAGATGGACGGAATTACCACGAAAATTAATTTCGACCTAAGCTCGCTGTTGCGCACTGATTTTGCCGCTCGCATGGAAGCCTATGGCAAAGGCGTTATGAGCGGTATCCTGTCGCCCAATGAAGTGCGCGAGAAGGAAGGTTTGACGGCCAAGGAAGGCGGCGACAATCTTTTCCTGCAACGCCAGCAAACACCGGTTTCGTTGCTTACCGATCTGGCTGTAAGTGAGATAGGCGCGGTTGCGCAAGGCTTGGCAAATACCGTAGAGCCTGAAAACGCGCTGCAAGAGGCAGGCGAAAAGATTGACCCGGAAGTTTCAAAGGCTCTGGTTGTTTCGATGATGGAATATAAGCGCAAGGAGGCGAAGGCAGCGTGAACGAAAAAGCGATAGCAAGTGCGTTAGAGCCTGTTGTCGATAGCCTTATCGAACTGGAAAGCCGTGTCGAAAGCATATCAAAGGCTGCTGGCCCGCAGGGGGAAGCGGGCAAGGATGGCCGCGACGCAGACCCACAAGACGTCGCGGCCATTTTAATTAAGGACCATGCCGATGTTTTGCGTGGCGCTCCCGGCAAAGACGGCAAGGATGCCGAGCCGGTTGACGTTGATCTTGTCGCCAAGGCACTGGCAGAAACTTACGCCGATACGCTCAAAGGGCAGGATGGTAAGGATGCCGAGCCGGTTGACGTTGATCTTGTTGCCAAGGCACTGGTTGAGAACCACGCTGACACGCTCAAAGGGCAGGACGGCAAAGACGCCGAACCTGTCGATGTCGAGCTAGTCGCAAAGGCGCTTGTTGAGAACCACGCCGACACGCTCAAAGGTCAGGACGGCAAGGACGCCGACCCGGTTGACGTTGAACTTGTCGCCAAGGCACTGGCCGAAACTTACGCCGATACGTTGAGGGGTAGCGACGGTAAGGACGCCGAGCCGGTTGACGTTGAACTGGTCGCTAAAACTTTATCGACTGACTATGCGGACGCCTTGCGCGGCGAAAAGGGCGCTGACGGTGTAGGCATAATGGCCAAGCAATGGGAGCCGGGCGTCTATCGTGAAGGCACGATTGTTCAGCATGACATTGGGCGCTTTTCGATTGCGCTGAAGGATACGGCGAGTGAGCCTTGGGCGAGCGATGACTGGCAGCGGATCGGCACCGGCGGCTTTCGTTTCTGCGGGTTGAAGCGAGAGGGCCGCGAATATCAGGTTGGCGATATTTTCATAGATGACGGCTCCTGCTTCATGCAGACCGAAAAGAAGCCGCGCATGATTGTCCAAAAGGGCAAGCCGGGTGAGAAAGGCGAAAAAGGAGACAGGGGCGAAAAGGGTGATAGCGCGCCCGATATTATCGGCGTTGAATTTGACGCTAACGGCAATCTGGTCATCATCAAGTCTGACGGCAATATAATCGAGGTCAAAGGGCTTGCGCTTAAAGAGTCGATGAAAGCCTATGCCGAGACGTTTGTCGAGGTTCAGAAACGGCTCAATATCATCGACCAGATGATTGCCGACTATCAGGATATTGACATTCCTGTCCGCGAATATCGCGGCTTATGGAAACGCAGCACAGCCTATAAAAAAGGCGCGCTTGTGACTTATGACGGTAGCTTGTGGCTCGCTACCAAAGACACTAGCGGCGCAGCCCTTACTCATGTCGATTGGGTGCAGTTGGCGGGTAAGGGCGGAAGCGGCGGGACTGGTCGCAAAGCGCCTGCCGCTTCCCCATTTAACGTAGTCGCGACGCCTGCGCTGATTCCGGCGCAAGGGGCTGGCGATGGCGATACCTATTTTGCTTTCAGTGATAAATTGCTTCGCGTCTGGGATGCAGGCACTAATCGTTGGCGCGTTCTGTCCGGTTTTCAGGTCGCCAATACGGCGGCGAACCTTCCCGCCAACGGGCAAGCGGGCGATGTTTTTCTGACAGCCGATGACCACGCCATGAATTTCTGGATTGGCGGGCAGTGGGTGAAGAATCTTGACGGCGCTTATACTGCCGCAAGTGCTGCGGAACAGGCGCTAATTCAGCCGCAACCCAACGGTCGCCTGCTTTTCCGCTCCGATATCCCCGAAGTTTTTGTAGCTGATCAAGGCGCTTGGGTAAGCACGATTGGCGGCTCTCCTGTCAGGGTTGTCGCCAACCTTGCGGCAATGAACCTGATAACTAATCCCAATGTCGGTGACTTGGCTTACAGGCAGGATATTGGCGAACTGTTTGTTTACGATAACGGCCAATGGAATGCTGCAGAGCATGTCTTGCACGTCTATAATGACGAGACCGCCCGCCTTGCCGCTGCTAGCGTGTTTGATAACAGTTTTGGTTTTCAGCGTGATACAAGTGCTCTTTATATCCGCGATAATAACGCTTGGGTTGAAATCGGCGGTAGCGGCGCGGGCGTATCAAGCGTAAACAATCAGGCGGCAAGATATAATCTAGTCCCCGCACAGGTTCCACTTGGCGGGCTGGTTTATCAGGCTGACACCGGAGTCCTTTGGGAATATACAGGCCCAAGCCCTGCTACAGCCGCAACGATTGCCGCGCCGGGATCATGGACACAGATAACGAGCGTTGGCGCGACACCGAAAGTTATCGAGATTGCCAATCCGGCAGCACTCCCTTCGGCACAAGCGGCTGCATCGGATAGCAGTCAACCGCTTTATCTTATTAGGCAGGACGCATTGGGCAATCCGCTTAATCGGCTTGTCTGGTTCGAGAATACGACACCTGCCGCCCCCGGCTCGCCTGCTTCTGGCAACTGGTTGAACGTCAACACAGAGAATTTCGTTAAAGACTTGGTTGCCGATCAGGATATTGCGGGCAATCGCCGCGAAGGTGATTTTCAGGCGACAATCGAGCCAGACCATGCGCAGTTGAAGGTATTTGCTAATGGCACTTGGCAGATGCTCTTCAACGAGGATGAAATCCGCAGTTGGATTGCCGCTGGGTCGCTTTTCCAAGGCACGGTAATGAATCCGCCTGTAGTGGGCGGCGCTACGGATTTTGCGCAGTTGCCTGCGCCAGCGACGAACTGGAAAGGCTATTATTGGACTTGGGTAGGCTCGCCAAACTATCAGGTTAATGACGGCGCTCCGATACAGGCTGACCCGAATTACCACGCAATAACATATACGCTCAATCCGGCTGTGCTACCCGCCGCCGCCAATACTCCTGTTACCGTGACGATTGATGTTGCTGGCGGCGGTGCGGTTGGAATTGCCCATAGTGTCACTGTCACTATCACGACTGCGGGAAATGCAAATGCAGGCTCTAAGCATGTTGTCGCCAATTTGGCAGATACCGATACGGCCAATGATGTTGCCGCTAAACTTGAAGCCGAATGGCGCGATGGGGACGTAGGGCTTGACGTAACCGTAAATAACAACGTTCTGACATTAACGCCTACGGACGCTACCATATTGGTTCAGGCGATAACGCCGCTTCCCGATGGTGCTACGCCTGTTATCGGGGTTGATTTGGATGGCGAAACACTACAAGTTGGCGACTGGTTGCAGGTTGTAACAGACCCTAACGGCGGCTATCGTTGGGCGCATGTGCCTTCGGATTTGCTATCAAAGCTTCGTGGCGACAATCTTTATTCGTTGCAACCTTGGGCGGCTGGCACATGGGAGCGTAATAGCGTTGTAAGCCATGACTGCCGTATATGGCGGGCTATGCGCGGCGTTTCCGCGCAAGATCCTGCACCACAGTTGACAGGCGTTCCAATCACTATCCTTGGTCAAGCGCTGATTAACTATCCCGATAGTGTTGCAGATGTAAATGCGTGGTTCGTTGCATCGCCATCAAACGGCGCACATAGCGGTGAGTATATTGTAATCAATGCCAATGGCGGCGGCACTTATACTTTGCCCGGCGGCGGTAGTATGACGGCTGTTTCCGGCGATGCAATTCTCAATCTTGGAAACGAACTTTTAGGAACGGAAGGCTATGCTGTTGTGCCGGGGCCTTTCGCTGTAGGCGTTACGCCTGCCGCGATAATCAGGGCAACGCCGCGCACAAGCGCAACCAATCCTACTGGCGGCATACCAATTCCATCGGGCGCAAGGCTACAGCAACAATTCGGTGCAACCAACGTGCCTGGCCAACGCCTCGTTATAACGGCTGATTTCGTCGTTCCTCCGGGACTGCCGCTTGCTGGAACTCGATTGAGCGCTGGCGATACAATCTGGTTTACTGACGATCTCGCTAATGGCGACGAGGGCTGGGTGCATGTCACGGGCGCGGCGCTAGGTGCTAACGACCAACCGCCGTTCGTTCCTGATACGGCTGTCCAGCATCACATAACCAGTGCAGCAGTTGGCCAATCGGCGCTTGATTTGCTTTTGCAGGATTTGGACGGCAACGGGTTGCAAGATGGCGATATCATTTTAATTAACGCGGCTGGCAGATTGCAGACAGCGGCAACCAATGCGCCTGTCGGCACGGCGCTTGCGGTCAACGACTATCTCGAAGTCATTAGTGCGGCGCAAAATACATTCCAGTATTTCTCTGGACCCTATCAGACAGGGGCGGCAATCCCGATTACTGTAACGCCGGTTTTTGTGCGAGGTTATGGCGATCAATGGCAAGACCCAAACACCGACGATTTTTCGGACATTCTTACCCGTCCGACGAATACACTGACATTGCATTCGGCATATGGCTATATTGGCCGTGGCAGCCCGAAGGCAGTCAATCCTGCATGGCCTTCTGCTGGTAATCTCGCCAATACCAACCTGCCAAATACAAACGGTGTCTGGTATCAAGCGACGTTGGTAAGCCTTCGACCGTTGACTTGGGATGTTCGCGCAACAAATTATGATGTAAACGGCTGGCCAGCGAACGGCTCTACCCTGCCAAACATTACGGTTAATGTCGTGGCCCAAGGCCCTGCCGCAACGGTATCGGCGGCGGCGGGCGTTGCGTTCACATGGGCAGACTTTTCGGCAACTTTGGACTGGAGCAATGCAGGCACGGCCCCAAACAATTTTGGCGTCGGGCAAGGGCAGTATTTTATAGTTGACGAAGCTACTGCCGCTGTCCCTGCTGGCCCCGGCGCTGGCAATTTGGCTGGGCAGTCTGTGGCTATTAACAGCCGTGTCTACATGACGAGATTTAATCCGCCGCGCTGGGCGGTTTATACTGCTGGCAATTATCCTACAAGCGGATTGCTTATCGAAGGGGCGCAGCCGGTTGACCCGACTACGCTTTCGCATAACAGGCCGCAAACTTTACGACCGCCATCTCCATCGCCTGTCACGACTGTTGCGGGCTTACCTGCCAACGCTTCACCTTGGGAACTTATCTGCATCGAGGGTAACTGGCATAGCGTTTTGAACGACAGCGAATTGCCCGCTGCGGGTGCGCTTCCGAACGAGGTTTATTTTGTTTCGTCGAGCGCAAGGAATAATAATCAGCCTTCGCTTTACAGCTATTCGGGCGGTCTATGGTTCCAGTTGGGAGGCAGCCAAGGCGGGATTCAGGCTGTTTCGAGATTGCCCGCCGCGCATAATCCGGGCGATATGTTCCTGCATTCGCCAACGGGAACGCTTCATATCAGTAACGGGAGCCAGTTATTCCAGATTGGTATGCAACCAACTGGGCCGGTTAATGCAGAAGGCATAATCACTGGCAGGGATTCAGGCGTTCATAGTTGGACGCCGCGTGTATGGAGTGCCGGGACTGTTGTTGTCGATCAGGGCGGACTTTATCGCGCCGCCCAACAAGTTTCTTCTCTCGACCCTGCACCAAGTCAAAGCCTTGTAATTGTCTTTGCGACGTTCACAAAGATTGACGACTGGGCGAATAACTTGGCGGTCGATACCGCCTTCCTTACTGCGTCGCCTGCTGGCAGCTATGCTGCGGTAGGTGGAAGCGTTGCAACAAATATAAGCATCGGCAGCCCTGCCTATAATGTTGATTTCCCTGCCAACTCTTTTGTGATTTGGACAGGCAATTCCAACCTCAATCTTACGCTTGGCAATGGCCAGCGCATTGTTGACGGGCTATGGATTTGCACCGGCTCTTTGCCCGCCACCCCATATACTTTGTCGGCAAGCAATCCTGTTTGGGAATGGCTCGGCCATATCGGGACAGGGATTTACTACAATAACGGGACCGGCATCCTCGGCGCTCCTCGCCCAAGAGTGCAAGGCGACCTGCTTGTCGGCCATAGCGGTCGGCAAGATCATCCTCGCATTTTGGGCGTATCGCAGGATGGTGTGCATTGGACTGAATATGGCGGGGCGGGCAAGAACCTGCCGACGAGCTATTATGGCGCTACGCCGCCTGCTAATCCGTTAAAGGGTGATTTGTGGGTTGATACGGGAACGATTATCCCGAAACTCAAAATGTATAACGGCACGTCATGGACAGAAAGTATTGGCGCTGTCTGGCATGGTCCTGCCGCGAACAAGCCAGCTTATAACACTTCTGAATGGGGTGACATTTATATTGAAGATGACGGCGACAGAAATGTCTGGATTGCAGCTTCCGGTGCATGGCGCAAGATTTACAATGGCGCTACCGAGAATGTAGATTTGCCGCCAACGGATTCAACCGGGCAATCAAGAGACATTCCTGTCGGTTCGATGATTACTTTGGCCGGTGTTGCTAAAGCCAATGCAACCGCTGACACCCTTGCTCTTATCGCGCTTAACAAGGCGGACGGCAGCAAGCCAACGGTTGCTGATTTTATCCGCAACGAGATACTGGATACCGACTATAATGCAAATGGTTCGTCAAAGCAGCAGGCCCCCTCTAACGTAAATGGCTCAACGCCCGGATGGTGGAATCTAAATTGGGAAAAAATGACTTCTGGAAGCATGGCGCAAGTAAATGTTACGCTTGGTATCATCGGTGGTATCGGCAGTGTTTTAGCCGAAACGCATTATGAAACGCCAAACGGGCATCGCCATAAGTCAATAACGAAACTTATCTGGAATAACGACGCTATGCCGCTCAAACAATTCTATTTTTCAAATATTCAGGGCGTTGAGATGGAGTGGTATCGCATTGGTAAGGTAGATTAATGAATTGCTGCGATAATCCTGTTTTTGCTGGGCCTTGCCCCGATACCAAAGGCGATACGATTGCCAAGTGCGGCACTTGTGGCGCGGAGCATGGCAAGATGAAACTGGCCAAAGCCGAAGCTCTTTTCAGTAAGCCAAAGGAGAAAGCAAATGCGCGTGGTTCTGGTTAGTTTTTCGACTTTTGCGTTAGCTGCTTGCGCTTCGCCTTATGGCGGGCGTTCGCTGAACACCACGCCCATATCGACTTGCGTTGCGTTCTGCATCACGACGAACACACAGGCCGATACGCAAGAGGACATAAAGAGCGAAGGCGGCGGCGCTATCTCGAACACCACGCAGGAAAGCCAGAACGTGACCGAGACTTTCGATGTTGGCGGTTCGACTGAAAAAGAAAAGCAACCGTCGCAGCCGACAACTACCGCGCCAACCGCGCCGCCGCCTCCGGGAGTATATTGAATGTCTTGGCCGCCTGTGATTGACGACATGCGCAAGCGCATCGGCTTGCAACCAAATGATCCTTCGCGTGATGCCGACATTACCGCCGCGCTGGAAATATCGTTGGATTTGGCCGAAACTTATCTAGACCGCAAGCTTACCAAGCAGGCCGATGAGGAAGATTTTTTCGGGGGTTCGACTGCCTTCCTTTTGCACCGCTGGCCTGTTGACAGGATTTCCGGCGTTGACATAACCGCCAAGTTTATCGGCTCGCCAATCATTCAATATACATGGTCAACCACAGGCTCCGAAAGCTATTTCACTGTTGATTGGGAGAAGGGCATAGTTTTTACGCCAAGCTATGCTCGCGGTTGGCCGTTGACCATAACCTATCGTGGCGGCTTTGATCCTTTGCCCAACGCCCTGCTTATGGCGCTGTTACAGGTTTTCGATAGCGTATGGACAAGCGACCCCATGCTTGGCGGCACGGCTGGAGGCGGCATTATACAGGGCAGCGGCGCGGTCAAAAAGGTATCGCTTGTTGGCATAGGCAGTGTCGATCTTGACGTTGGCGCAACCGCTGTCGGGGGCGGTGGCATGGGGGGCTATGATGAGGGGCCGTGGGGCTTGATACCTGCCAGCGCTATTTCCATTCTGTCGCGCTACCGGCGTGAAAGCGTTGTGGGGATAGGTTAATGGGCGCGGCGGTGCAAAATCCACTTGTCTATTCCGGAATTCCAGCATTGGAATATACCGACCTTTTCAAGTGCCGCCCGTTCCGTTTCGCCTTTGGCAATTGCAATGCCAAGAGCGCCAAGTTTATGGCGCATGAATTTTTCCCGTCTGTAACGGGTGCTGCCATGCAAATAACTAAGCTGCAAGGTGCATCCAAATTTGACAAACCCGGAACGGTAATAAATGTCACCTTCAAAAAAATCACGATCACAATAAGTTACAATCGGATTGCTTCCACCGTATGCAGAAACAAGTTTTTCAAGTCCGCCAGATATGCTCCATCCGCTAGCAATGGTGTAGCGGACAATGCAGGTTTCTTTTTTGCTTTGCCGAAAACTAGCCACAGCTACAATGATATTTTCAGCAATAAGTGCGATGTGAGTAGTCGCGGCAACTCGCCCGCTTTGGATATGGTTTGCGGTATGAAAAGCATTGGCTTCTGTCGCACTTATCACTTTGACAATCAAGTTTCGCGCGCCAATCCGGACAAGTTTCGCTTTGTCGAACGCGCGCATAAGATGCTCTTTGATCCTGTCAGGTTTTGTTCGCCAGTCGTCTTGCCAGATACTTATCATACGGTATCCGGCAGCTTCCGCAGCAATGCGCTTGCGATAATGGTAACCTTTGTCAACTTTGGCCGCCGAATGCCAAAACACCCCGTTAAATTCTATGACGATCTTATGCTTGTGCGATATGATGTCGTATCGAAACTGGCTTTTTCCAATTTTGCGATTGGTTTCAATTTCAATGCCGGTTTCCGAAAGAAAATCGGCAATGCTACATTCCTCACGAGACGGTTTGGACGCGCCGCACCCGCAAGTTTGAATTTCTCCGGATTTCAGATTCCTACCAGAAACAACAGTGTATTTCTCGCAATCGCAAATACAATGCCAGTATGTGCGGTATGTTCCACCCGGCGTTTGTCTGGTTTCAAAAAATTCTGTGACAACAAGGTTGCCATATCTGTTGCCAATAATATCTTGGCGGTTTCGTGCGATACCGCCACGCTTTTTGACAAAAGCCGCCTGCAATCTTTCGATCCGCAAGCATCCGCAAGATTGTGTATTCCCGGAGCGAAGAGTGCTAACAGTAAGAAAGCGTTCATTCCCGCAATCGCAAATGCACCGCCAAAGCCAATTCGTGCGCTGTTTTTCGCTCGTTCGCTCAATAGCAAGCAAACGACCAAAACGCTGGTTTGTAATGTCAACTGTGTGAGTCATATGCTATTGCATTACAGAAAACATACATATTATCAAGAGGGGTTTTAGTGGCGCTCCCGACAACCGCATGGCTTCAAGCTAATTTTGCGCCGATCTATGCGCTGATAGATAGTGTCGGCACAACCGTTATCATTCGTGAAAACACCGCGCCGGGCGCATGGTCTGATCACGGGCCGATTAAAGCCAAAATCAACCCTGTCAAAATGGAAGACCTGATACAAGGCTCATCGGTCAAGCAAGGCGATATGTTTGTTATCGTAAAGGCTGACAGCTTTCCTGTTGCCCGCCAGCTTGAACAGAAGGACCGCATACGTATTGATGGCAGGGACTATTCGGTTATCAATGACGACCGGCACCAGCACCGCATAGGCGACAAGACCTATGCCCGCGTCATTCATGTGAGGGGGTAGCGCATGGTTGACATTGCAACACTGCCTAATTCGACGACGATCAGCCGAACCAACAAGCACGGGACAATAACCATGACGACGATCATGGATACGTTGCCGCTGCGAGGCATTTTCGAGGAGATAAGGCAGGACTATATCAAGATTGCCCGAACAGAAATAAACGAGGTTTTCGGCACTGACTGGAGCAAGATAACCGTTCGTGTGGACGGTAATACCGAGCGCCCTATTGAAAACGCGACACTGGGCGGCAGCGGCATTGACGCATTTGAGGACGTCACTGTCTATGCCGACGAGATGATGGCGGCTTTTCAGGCGGCGTGGAACTATCTTACCGGCTTTCGTTTCACTAAATCCGGGCGCTCAACAGGCCGCTATGCGAGCGGCTTGACTGTCCTAGTGAACGGCATCGAACAAATGCCTGTCAGGGAAAAGATAGGTGCCAAGACTGTTATTCAGATATTCACGACCGCGCGTCATGCTTCACCGATTGAAAGCATTTACGCAGGCAATGTGATGTTGGCCGCAAGGAATCGCGCCAAGGCCGCTACCGGCGGCAAGGAAATAGGCGTATCTTTCACCTATCGCAAAGCCAGAGGCAATATAACGCAGGAGCCGTCAAAGTGGAATCCTCTGGCTATTCCCGTCATAGAAATAGGCGGAATCGCGGCTGGAACGACCGATGAAGTCGGCAATGTTTCGGAAAACTTGCGGCGTGTTCCCAGAAGGAAAAAACCCAATCTTGTCAAGCGTCGCATACTTGGGGAGGAACGGGAGTTTTCAGGGCCAGCACCGCGAAGGAGAAGGCGCTAATGTCGGCCCGTGACGAATTTTACACATGGCTTCAGGCCAATTGGGCGTCAACGCCGCTTTATGCGCTTGACGACTATGTTTCGCTTGACGACCTGCCCGCAACCAATGAAGCGCCTGTTCTGCTTGTCGATTTCCCGCCTGCGCTGGAGCGGCTTGTAACCATAGCTGTCAACCAGAAACAGGGTTGGCGGGAAGACGGCGAGTTTCAACTGTTTATGCTTCACCCTGTCGGCTATCCGGTTGCGCCAACAAGGTTCCTATGCGAGCAAATACGTGATATGGTTCGCGCCAAGCGTATCGGACAGACAGTTACAATGGCTTGCGAACCATTTTCGGCCTATGGTGAGTATGATGGCAAGTGGCTTTTGTTTGTGGCTTTTGTCAATTATTACAGGGACGCTTTTAACTAAGTTATTGAGGAGTAAGGAAAATGGCTGACCCGACTTCCGTAGAGGTGATTGCGCTTAAGGAAGTTACCTATGGGGTAACACCTGCTTTGGCCACCGCAACGGCAGACACCGTTCGCAAGACAAGCGAAAGCCTGTCCGGGACGCCGACGACGACCGAAAGCGCGGAATTGCGTAATGATCGCATGAGCGGCGGCTTGGTTGTCACAGGGCTTGAATCCGGCGGTGATATTAACTTCGAGCTAAGCAAGGACGCGCTTTACGAGCAATTCTTTGCTGGCGTCATGATGAGCGATTGGGTGCAGGGCGCGGCACTTGCGGCGGCTGCTACTGTTCTGACTAAGCAGGCAGCGCCCAACGACCAGCTTGCGACGATCACCATTACAGGCGACACTGCCGACTTTGACGGAAATGGCCGCGCATTGAAGCCCGGTGACGTTATCGTTCTTGGCGGCTTTACCAACCATGCGAACAATACGCCCGTTCAAGTTGTTTCGATCACTGACGCAACCAACTTTGTCGCTGTTGTCCCGCGTGACGCGGTAACCGAGACTGCCGCCAATGGCCTTGTGCAGATTGCCGATTATGTTGACATCGGCAAGACCGTTTCGAGCTGGACGCTAAGCAAGGCTTACAATGACGTGATGCACCTTGCGACGACCGATATTCACAGCCAGCGTTATACTGGCAGCCTTGTGAATACTATGTCGATTGCTATTGAATACGGGGCAATCGTCACTGGCACATTTGGCTTCCTGTCAAACGGATACGATCAGGAACATCCGTCACTTCATCAAAAACTTGTGGCGGCGGGCGGCACCGTTCATCCCGCTGGCACGGCCAACCCGATGAACGGTTCTGTCGATATGAACCTTGTCACGGTGGCAGGCCAGCCGACTGAATTTTGCATTCAGTCCATGTCTATTGAGATGAACAACAATGCTACGCCGCAAAATTGCATCGGTCACTTAGCGCCGATGAAATACAATCTTGGGACGGCAAATATCTCAATCAATACAAGCATTTATCTTGGCGATGCAAGTTATGATAAATTTATGCCTGCGAAACTTTCGATGGTTCCGATAAGCCTTCTGTTCGGCGCGCAGAATGCAGATGGCGGTTACGCTTTCGATTTGCGGGCTGTTCAGTTGTCGTTCCCTGACCCCGCTCAATCGGGCGACCAGCCGGTCATGATCGAGGCGCAAGGCACTGCCAAAGTCGGCCCGAATGGTGCATCGGCTCTCCGTATCTGGCGTTGGTAATTTTCAACTTGGTAGGAGTTAATTAAATGGGGTTAGAAAAATATCGCACACCTGAACCGGTTATCTTTGAACTGGAGGGCGAGGAGTTTCGGATTGTTCTGCCGACAAAGTGGAACAAGCCTTATACTCGCACATGGCAGGATGTGCTCGCTGGCAAAATGCAAGTGGGTGCCGATGGCACTACGTCAGGTCTTGATAAGGTAAATCCGCTTGAACTTATGGAAGCGCAGCGGGTTGCCTTTGCCGAGCATTGCGTTGTTGATGGACCAATCCTGGGCGATGACTTGCGCGACAACTATGGCCCGTTACTTGAAATTCTGTTTGATGCCGCCACTGCAAAAGCCAATGAGGAAGAGGATGGCTTCAACGCCGCCGTGGGAAAGTTTCTGACTACATCCGCTGGCAAGAAAAATGGAAAGGCCGGTTCGATTTCTATGACAAAATCAAGCAGGCAGGGAGAGTCGCGCCCGCCGATGTGATGCCCGATATAACGGGAGTGCACTGGCTGATTGAGGCATTTGGGGAGCTTTCGACGACAAGGACTTACACCTTCGGAGGCGCTGCAAACATTCCTGTTACCGCGATTTGGCAGTGGTATGATAGATATGGCGGGCCGGGATGGTTGGTTCCGGCATTGCTTGAAATAGATGGTGTCTGGCTGGGGATGGTGCAGAAGAATGGCTGACAAGGTTCAAAACGTCATCGTCAAAATCCGCGTCGATGGCGATGTCAAAGCGATCAACGCACTAGCCAATTTGGAGCGGGCGCAAGCAAGAACGGTGCTTGCCGCAGAGAGAGCGGCTAGGGCAACCGGCGGTTTAACTAAAGCCCAACTGGACGCGCAAAAGGTTCAACGCACTGTCACTCAGGGCTATGCACAGGCGGGGCAGCAAATTCAGGATTTCGCCGTTCAAGTGTCAAGCGGCCAAAGTGCGGCGGTGGCGGCTGCGCAACAATTACCGCAGCTTGGTTTTGTGTTGTCGAATATCAGCACACAGGCAACTGGTGCAGCGGCGATATTCAGAGGTTTTGGCGCTTTTCTGGCAGGGCCTTGGGGGACGGCTTTGACGATTGCGGCGGCTGTTATTGTGCCGTTGGTTTCCAAACTTTTTGAGAGCAAGGATGCTGCTGAAAAAGCAAAAGAATCCAAGGAAAAATTAGCTGATTCATATAGAAAATTCATTGAAGCCTCTGAAAGTCTTGATGAAGCCTTAGGCAAAAATATCGCAAAATATAGGGTTGTCCGCGAAGAAGCGATAAAGACGGCAAGGGCCGAATTATTTGCGGCTGGTAATGCTTTGATTGCTGCTGAAATGAGGGCGCGTGCAGCGCAGTCAAATTTGAAAGCAAATCGAGATATGGCTGTCGGCGGCGTTCCGGGGACAGGAATGGCGATTGAGGGCTTTCGGAAAGCAGGCGCAAAAAGGGAACTGGATAAAGCAAATGCGGAAATAGAGGAACAAACACAAAAACTGGCTGAATGGCGAACTGCATTGAAAAATGCAGAAAGGGATTTGGTTAATTTTGACAAAAAATTAGCCGGTAATTCCAGTGGCGGTGGCAAATCAGGCGGTGGCAAATCAGGCGGTGGCGCGGTTGCTGCTGCTAAGGCTGAATTGACGCCATTGCAAAAATTGCTTGAAGAATTGGTGAAATTCAAAACGCCTGCCCAAGAGGCACAGACGCAGATTGAATTGCTGGGCAAGGCAATCGAAGTTTTCAATCGTCAAAAGGCGGCGGGTGCCGATGTCGATGACGCGCTTGCGGAGGCAGCTAAGCGACTGGCCAAGGCGCAAGAGGATTTGGCGATTGCGGAAGCGCCGTGGCAGCAACACACCAAAGAAGCGCGTGAATATGCAAAGTCTATCGAGGACGCGAAAAAGGATTTGGAGGAATTGCAAGCCAGGTTGGCGCTGTGGAAAGGTGATGGAGCCGCTGTTACCGTAGGCGATTTCGGTGAAAACAAAGAAGCAACCAAAAGCGCCAAGGAAATAGAGTTTCTCGAAAAGCGTATCGAGGAATTACAGAACAAGATAGACCCTGCACGTTCTGCCATTCTCGATCTGGCGAAAAGCTTTGAATATGCCAGCCCGAAAGCAAAAAGCATTGCCGATGAAATAAAGAAGCTCGATGACGCACTAGCCCTTTACGACAAGGCGCTTAATGAAGGCGGCGGCGAGATATTCAGCACGGAAGCCG